GAACAGGTTGAGGCTCTCAAGAAGGATAAAGCGTTCCTTTTCAAGAGCACACAGCCGGGCGGCAATCCGCAGTATAACCCGAATGGCGGAGGTAATAATCCGCCCGCCGCTAATCCGTTCAAGAAAGAGACCTTCAATCTGACGGAGCAGGGCAAGATGTTCAGAGAAAACCCCGAACAGGCGCGTGCTATGGCCGCCGAAGCTGGGGTGACGATTTAAGGAGGAATTATAATTATGGGTACTACTTTAGCTGATGTTATTGCTCCTGAGCTTTTTACGCCGTACACGGTGCAGAAAACCATGGAACTGTCCGCGCTCTTCAATAGCGGCATTGTTACGCACTCTCCGGAATTTGACCGGCTGGCCAGTGAAGCGGCGCCGGTTCATAATATGCCGTTCTTTGAAGATTTGACCGGTGATTCTGAAAATGTGGTTGAAGGTGCTGACCTGACTGCTGCAAAGATTACCAGCAAGAAAGATGTTTCCGCGACTATCCGCCGCGCTAAGGCATGGAGCGCCACCGACCTTTCGGCAGCGCTGGCAGGTAAAGACCCCATGGCCGCTATTGGTTCCCTTGTGGCAGGCTTTTGGGCGCGCGATATGCAGAAAGAGCTCATCAATACCCTCAATGGCGTGTTCGGCTCCTATACGGATGGCAGCGACACTGTGACCCCGCTGGAAGATCACATTTTAGATATTTCCGGCAAAAGCGGTGATACGGGCAAGATTTCCGCGTCGGCGTTCATTGATGCCTGCCAGCTTTTGGGTGATGCTCAGGGGCAGCTCACCGCAGTTGCTATGCACTCTGCAACCAAGGCATTTTTGAAGAAACAGAACCTCATTCAGACGCAGCGAGATTCCACAAGCGTGGAATTTGACACCTATCAGGGCCGCCGCGTTATCGTCGATGATGGCTGCCCGGTAGCGAATGGTGTATACACCACATACCTTTTTGGTAACGGCGCTATTGCATACGGCAACGGCTCCCCGGAGGGCTTTGTACCGACCGAACTTGACCGCGAGAAGCGCAAAGGTTCCGGTGTTGATTACCTCATCAACCGCAAGACCTTTATCCTGCATCCGCGTGGAATTAAATTCACCGGCGCAGTTCGTGCTAATCAGGAAACTGTAAGCCGTGCAGAACTGGCCAATGCGAAGAACTGGGAGCGTGTTTACGAGCCGAAAGCTATCCGCATGGTATGTTTCAAACATAAGATTTAACCTGTGGCAGCTTGCCGTATAGAGGGGTGAACTTTGGAAGATGAAAGAAGAGAAGAAAGGCGGGCGGCAGGGGAAGCCGGCAAGTGAATACTGGCAGGAAAGAGCCATAGAGCGTGAAGCCTTATGGAATAAAAAATGCCGGGCTACGATTGAGGCTGAACTAGCTGAACAATATACAAAAGCTCTTACTGCTATCCAAGAAGACATCACCGCTTTATATGGCATGTTTGCCAAAGATAACAAGCTGGAACTGCATGAGGCTATAGCCTTGCTGAAAGGCGAAGAATACAAGCAATGGCGGATGAGCCTGGAAGCCTATGCAAAACTATCTGAGACTGATAACGCCATATTGAGGGAACTGAACACGCTGGCCATGAGGTCACGTGTCAGCCGCCTTGAGAAGCTCCATAGTGAGACTTTGCAGGAGCTGTACAAGTTGGGCGTCGCCACAGAGGAGCGTATGAACAGGTTTTTGGAAGGTGCCTTCGAGGATAACTATTACAGGAGCCTGTTTGAGATAGGGCGCACCGCTGGCTTGTACAGTACGATTTCGGCGGTAGATGATAAACTGCTGGAAAAGGTGCTGAAAAATCCATGGAGTGGAAAGGCTTATTCGGCGAGGATATGGGCCAATCAGGAGAAGCTGGCCCAAACGCTGAAAGATACGGTGTTTGCCGGCATCCATAGGGGCGTGTCTGTACCGAAACTGTCAAGACTGGTCAAAGAGCGCATGGAAGTAGGCAGGTATGAAGCTACAAGGCTGGTTCGTACTGAATTGAACTATGTTCACAACCAAGCGAATTTGGAAAGCATCAAGGACAGCGGCATGATGTTTTATAAGTTCGTGGCAACGCTGGACAGCCGGACAAGTCAGAAATGCAGGGCGCATGATGGAAGTATCGTTCCCGTGGAAGAAGCAAGTCCCGGTGATAATCTACCGCCATTACATCCACACTGCCGGAGTACCATCATAGGCAGCTTAGGCGAGGGGAAAGGCGGGCAGAAAGGAACAAGGATAGCCCGGGACAGCGAAGGTCACAGCTTTCACGTTCCCCGGCAGATGAAGTACAGTGATTACAAAGCTGTTTACATTGACCAGTCAAAAACTATTGACCAGTGGGCGGCAGAAACAGGTTTTACTGTGGCCGTAGCGAAGTATACACCTAAAATATCTAGTCAGGACAGCGGGAAAAGTGGTATAATTGGGACAAAGGATGGTGCAAGTTCCGTGTTGGAGGCTATACACAGAGAACAGGCTGTTGTTAAAGACAATGGCCAACGTAACAATTACACTGTAAAATTTGACCTTGTAAACAGCAAAGTTTATCATGATAAATTTGAAGGACTAACTGGACGCAAAGTCGTAGACGAGGCTATTTACAAACAGGCAGCAGCAATGCTGGAACATAGGAGTGGTAGTCCCTACGAGGATATAGCTATGCTGGACGCTCGTACGGGCGAAATATTAGCAGAGAATGCCACGGCAAGCGGAGATATGAAATTTAGGTCTGGCTTAACTGAAAAACAATCAAAAAGTTTGCATGATAAAGGCAAAAAATTCGAGATAATCCACAACCACCCGAATAGTTCGATTCCTTCATCAAATGATATCCGATGGTTATATAAGCGTGAGCTGGCTATGGCCTCAACGATTGTTGGCCACGATGGTATTGTTTATAGAATGGAGAAATTGAAACCGTATGCCGAAATAGACGACTTTATGGACGATTTATACAAGGGCCTTAAGGATATCCATCCTAACTGGGATAAAGAACAGTTGGAATATCGACTGGCAATGCAAGCCATAGAGTTGTTGGAAAAAGCTAAATTAATGAGATATAAGAAGAGGTGATTGCCATGGTAAAGGAATGTGCTATAACCGCTATTTATGCAGATGATACCATTGCTATGCGGCAGCATCCAAAACTAACCAAGGAGGAAAAACGCAAAGAGTCTGCCATGGCAGTTAGGGTAGCAGCAAAGCATTTTGGCTGTAAATGGCGTTCTGCAAGCAACGGAACCCTATATACAAAAAAGCGAAAATAAATTATGGCGGATGATTAAGGAGGATGCTCATGACCGTAACTGTCCTTAGAACGAGTTGATAGCCGAACCTCCTGCAGGAATAAAGTTTAACTGAGGTGACACCATGAAGCGCGATATGGATTTAATTCGTAATATGCTATTGCATATTGAAGCGTGTTCAGACGTACCGCCAAAGGTGCTTTGCGTGGAAGATTTTCTAAGGTATTGTAGTGACAGGTATATCATTTCTTTGCACATCGAACTTATTCGCGATGCTGGTCTTATAGAGGTTATCAGTACATCGTGGATGGGCGATGTAAAGGATTTTGATATATCTCGATTAACATTTGTCGGCTACGAATATCTCGACGCTATACGCAATAAAGATATTTGGCATACGGTACAAGAAAAAATAAACGCCATTGGCGGTGCTACGTTTGATGTAATAAAGGCTTTGGCCATTAAGGAACTATCAAAAGAATTAGGTTTATAAAGTGAAGCACTTTGCAGATGCAGGGTGCTTTTCTTATGCCCATTTTTAGGAAAGGAGGTGCGGTGATGGCTGATTTGACACCACAGGAGGCAGCAGAACGGATTATCACCACAGCTAAAACGCTGCTGGGTGATGTCGGCACCGAAAAAGATGCTATTTATCAGATTTACGCTGATAAGCTGGTTCTGGATGTGCTGGATTACTGCAATAGGGAGGATTTCCCACCTGCGCTGGTTTATACCTGCGCGGACCTGCTTTTCAAAAGGGAACAGGACAGCACCAGCGACACGCAGGGGCTGAAAAAAGTGAAGATGGACGATACAGAGTTTGAGTTTGCCACCGCCACAGCCTCACCTGGTACGGCGGCGGACGCTGACTTTGCCACCATCCGCAACAAGCTCAACCTTTACAGAAAGCTGAGGTGGAACTGATGCCGAATTATGCAAGGCTTCAAGGGATTCTGCATAACTTGATGTATAAGGACACGGCCAACATTTACAGGCTCACACATGTGCAGGCCGATGATGGCTCTGATGATTACGATGAAGGGGAAACACCTGTCTATGAGGCGATTCCCTGCAAACTATCCCAGTATAACAAAGATTTAACTCAGGATAAAACAGATAGGGGCGTGAACCTCATTTCTGACCTGCGGCTTTGTTGCTCACCTGAATATCAGATTCGGGAAAATGACATCGTAGAAATCACCCACAATGGCCAGCATTTTCGTATGAATGCCGGGAAAAGATTTGTGTACCCTACACATCAAGAAATACCTGTCAAGCAGGTAAAGGAGGCAGGCAATGGGTTTGACGATTAACGGCCTTGATGATTTACAGGAAAAGCTGGAGAGCATGGCAAAAAAAGCGCCTGCTGCCGGAGCTAAATTTCTTGCCCAAGAGGGCGAACTGCTCCGGGGGCGGGCGGCAAATAATACGCCGGTTGATACTGGCAATTTGCGTAACAGCTGGAAGACACGCATGATTAACCCCCAGCGTGTGGAAGTGTCGAACAATGCCGAATATGCCGCCCATGTTGAATATGGCCATCGCGTGAAGGTTCATGGCAAATGGACCGGCAAGGTGGTAAAAGGGAAAAAGATGCTCCACAAAGCCTTTGATGAAACGAAGGATAATTTCCTTGAGGATGGTGTGGCTATACTGGGGGCGATAATAAAGTGATCAAAGCAAAGGATATAAGGGCAGCCATAACTTCGCTCTTAAAGAAGAACTTCCCTCTCTATGAGGTTCATTTCGACAACGTAGAGAGGGCTTGCAAGAGTTACTTCTATGTAGAGCTGGCACCCAGACGGAAAACGATTGACCCTGTATATTATGACAGGTCAATCAGCATCGACATCCAGCTGGTTATCCTGCCGGATAACAGGGGGAGAGTGAAACGTTCTCTCCTGTATGATGCCATCGACACATTGGATGAAGTGATTAGGCCCGTACTCCAGATAGGTGACAGGTACATCACCATCCTAAGCAACAATAGCGTTATAGTTGACGAGATTCTGCATTATGAGTTTTCACTTGATTTCACAGACTTCTTGCCTGTGGAACGTGGCGAACTTATGCAGGAACTTTATATCAATGGTTATTTTCAAGACCTGGATTATGAGGAGGTTTAATAAATGTCTGATTTTGGATTGCCACAGGTCATTATTGACTTTAAGACTAAATCCGTGAGCGCTGTACAGCGTAGCGCCCGTGGTATCGTGACTATGCTTTTGAAGAACGAAAGCACGAACACAAGCAAGTTTTACAAGATTGTTGATTCCACCGACATCCCCGATGGATTGACGGATGCGAATATCGACCGTGTGAAAAAGTGCTTGCTGGGCACGCCTGCCAAGATTCTGCTCTATACGCTGCCTCTGGACAGTGTAACTCCGGCAGAAGTCGAGGAAGGAGAGGAGCCGGAAGTTATCATCCGGCAGGACGCTGTCCTGAAAAAACTTTACAACATCAAGTGGAACTACATCTGCCATCCTACTGCTACCGCGCAGGAAATGGAAGATTTAGCCACGTGGGTAAAGACAAAGCGGAATAACAATCGCAAGACTTTCAAGGCTGTTGTCTCTCATCAGCCGGCCGATGATAAAGGTGTTGTCAACCTTACCACCGACCATATCCGTGTAGTCAACCCGGATTACACAGACGCGCTCAACAGGGCAGGCGGTGACGCTGCGCAGGTGCCTGCTACGATTCCGAAGTATATCACCTATACTGCAGCCGAATATACCGCCCGTATTGCCGGGATATTGGCAGGATTGGCACTTGACCGTTCCGCTACTTATTACGAACTGCCTGAAGTGGTGGACTGTGATGTATATGAGGACATTGACACCAATATCAGCAATGGCGAGCTCTGCCTGTTTGATGAGCTTGACGGCAACGGCGTAAAGATTGCTCGTGCCTGCAATTCGCTTCATACCTTCACTACCGATGTAGGCGAAGATTTCCGCTATATCAAGATTGTGGAGGCCGTCGATATGATTACCGACGATATCCGTGATACTTTCAAAGACCAGTATGTGGGCAAAATCATCAACGATTACAATCACAAGATGCTCTTTATCGGTGCTATCCTGGTATATTTCCGTGGGCTCAAGGGCAATGTGCTCGATGCAAGCCCCACGGCTGTTAATACCGTGGATATCGACGAGGCCGCCCAGGCCGACTATATCAAGCTGAAAGGCCTTGATGACCCAGCTGATTTGACGGTACAGCAGATTCGCGAATATAACACCGGTACCAAGGTAATGCTCTCCGGGCGCGTTACTCCTGTAAACGCTATGGAAGATTTGAAGATTACTTTCTTGATGTAAGAGAGGGAGGTAGAAGTTATGCCTGAAAATAAAATCGTCACGCCGCAGATTGTGATTCCGAAACCAATGGATTTTAAAATGGATTTACAGCTTTTTGCCCGTGACCCGGAAGATGTAAAATACCGTGGCCGTAGACGTTGGAACGGTTCACATGGGCGCGTTTGGTAGGATGGCCTGCTGCCGTTTGAAATCAGCAAGTTTAACGGGAAAGTCGTTGCTGACCGTGAAGATGTGCTGATTGGTAACTCCAAGGATTCCAAGATTGTTTCCTTAACGGGTGAAGGGTCCTTCACCATCAAGAGCGTTATCAACCGCAACATCAACAAGTATCTGGAGGAATGGAAGAATGGTCATGACCCCAGAGCTAATCTTGTAGGGCTTATCGATGACCCAGACGCTGTGGATGAGCAGAAAGAACGCTGCTCCATTGACAATGTTTGGTTCAATGAACTCACGCTTATGAACTTTGAAAAGGGGCAGGTTGTCGAGAAAGAATTCCCGTTTGGCTTTACGCCGGAGGATGCTTCCTTTATCGAAATTGTAGATGAATAATATTGTGTAATGAGGGGCAGGGAAACCTGCTCCTTTTGATTGGAGGAATTATAATGGCTGTTTCTATTAAAGAACTTATTGAAAATAAAGAGGCTATTGAGGCTGCCAAGAAAGCCAAGTATGACCTTGAAACCAGCGTGGGCACGCTGACTGTAAAACTGCCGAGCCGTGCGCTGGTGCTTGAAGCACTCTCTTTGGATGATTCGGATTCTTATATCATCGTCAATAGCGTGGTGGCTCCTGATTTGAAGGACAGCAACCTGCTGAAAACTTTCGAATGTCTGGAACCTACCGACCTGCCGGAGAAACTTTTCCAGCCGGGCGAAGTGGCTGCGCTTTCTGTCAAGATTATGCAGCTGGCAGGCTACCGCAAGGAAATCCATGCTGAAATCCACGAAACGGCAAAAAACTAATCAAGGAGAACTGGGAGGCGGAAACTGCCGCCTTCCTGCTTCTCAGAGGTCATAAACTTGATTACTTCTTTTCTCTCTCGGAGGCAGAAAAGATTTTTTGCTATACGGCGATGGTGGAACATAACAAGCGCAAAAATGAAGAATTCAAGGCGCTGGCTCAGATTGTAGCAGGAGGGCGGTTAAGGCTATGAGCGATAATAATGCACAAATGACATTATCGGCGGTGCTTGAACTGAAAGACCGCCTGACAGCGAAAATCAAGTCGGTGAATAAATCCCTTGATGGCGTAAAGCAGACCACCGGAAGGGTGGACATGGGGCTGAACGCCGTCAAGAAAGATATGGGCGGCGTTGGCCAGTCGGCAGCGTCTATGGCAAAAGACCTTGACAAAACCAAGCAGGCGCTCAATGGAGTAAAAGGTTCTTACATGGCCACGGTGGGGCTGAAAGATAACGCTACCACAAAGGCCAAGGGCATAGAAACAACCCTCAAAGGGATAGGCGGTAAAGTCTATACGGCTACGGTCAACATCCGGCAGAATGGTGCCGAAAAGCTGGCAGGGCTGAAAAATTCTATGTCCAACATGGCCAGTGGCATGATGATGGGCCTGCCCTTGCAGGTGGCTGGCATGGCCGGTTTAGGCTATGGCGTGATGGACACCATCAACACCTACAAGAATTTTGAAAAGCAGATGGCCACAGTAAAGGCTATTGCTACCAGCGGCATGGGCGTAAATGAAGCCAATGCTGCCATGGAGCGCATGACCGCCAAGGCTAGAGAAATGGGTGCTGTGACTCAGTTCTCTGCTGAGCAGGTCGGCAAGGCGTTCGAATACATGGCAATGGCGGGCTGGAAAGAGCAGCAGATGATGGCAGGCATAAAGCCGGTGCTTGATTTGGCTCTTGCAGCAGGTGAGGATTTGGGCACTGTATCCGATATCGTCACCGACTCCATGACCGCCCTCAAGATTGATACCAGGGGAGCAAATGCCAACGCCAATATTAAGGGATTCACCGACATATTGGCAGCCACGGCCACCAATTCCAATACCACAGTGGGCATGATGGGCGAGGCGTTCAAATATGCTGCGGCTCCTGCAGGGCTTTTTGCCAGCGCCTACGGCAGTGATGAAGTTGGTGTGGCCAAGGACGTGGCCCTTGCTCTGGGCTTGATGGCTGATAGCGGTATTAAGGCAAGTATGGCCGGTACTGCTCTGAGGTCAACACTCACCCGAATGACCGCTGACACAATCCCCACGGCAAACGCGATGAAGATGCTGGGCATCAACATCATGCAGATGGGGGCTGATGGTACGCAGCAGTTGAAACCCTTGCGGGCCATCTTCGATGATTTGCGCAAGAAATTCAAGGAAGGCGTTTCTGCTGAGGAATTGGTCAATTATGCCGAGACTTTGAGCGGAACCAAGACCCGAAACAAAGAGGCAATGATTACCTTCGCCAAACAGCTTGCGGCCCAGGGCGGCAAAATGAATGACAAGGATAAAGCCAAGTTTGCCAAAATGTTTGCAGGTGAAGAAGCGCTTTCCGGCTGGTTAGCTATCATCACGGCCAGCGATGAAGATTACCAAAAGAAGATTGCCGCGATTGATAATTCTCGCGGTGCTGCAGATGAAATGTCCAAAAAGCGTGCTGATACTTTAGCAGGTGATTTGGAGATTTTGAAATCTGCATGGCAGGATTTCCAGATTGAGCTTATGAGCGGCAAGGGCGCGAGCGGCTTGCGTGATTTTGTTCAAGGCTTATCGAAAGATGTCACCCAGTTCAAAACCTCCCTGAAAGATGGCTTTGACATTGGTGATATTGGCAGCCTTGCTCTTAATATGCTCAAACAGTTAAAGGATAAATTCCTTGAGCTGGATGGTGTTGGTTCTATCCTGGCGGGCGGCGCTCTTGTCTTTGGCTTGACGAAAATCTATGGGCTTGCCAAGAAAGCCTATGATGGCGTTAAGACACTGGCGGGCAATGTCAAAGGTGGT